ATGAAAAAGAAACAAGCCATCACCATTCTTGCTAGTATAGAAACATATGAAAACTTAGTATCTTTTCAAAATCTCAAGGAGCTAAATGACACTGTACGCGCATATAAAGAACAATTTGCTGATCGATTAAATAAAAATCAATTGGCTGTACTCAATCACTTACACACCCATTCTTGTAAATATTTTGGCGTTTCTTTTAAATCCAAAAAGAAGATTGCTGAAGTACTTCATATTAGCCGCAGAACAGTTATTCGTGCATGCCAACACTTAGAATCACTTGGTATCATCAAACAACTAGAAATGAAACGTAAAAGTGATATGAGACAAACAAGTAACATTATTGTAATCCAACCAATCTTCACAAAAGACGAGTTTGTCACAGAAGCCCCTACTAAAACTGTGGAAATTTGCCACACCAAGAAAACAACTACTAAAACCTTAAAACAAAAGATAAAAGATATAAATAAACGTAAGGTAGATTCAGCTGACACAACACCTGAAAAGAATGTACAACAAGCAAATTTTATTGCACACTGGGTTCCAGAACGTTTTGCTTCTCTAGCCTCTGCTTATTATTCAAAAGCGAGAACTATTCAAGAATTTTGGAAAGTAGTAAAACAGTGTAATTGTGTAGTAAATCATACAACAGGGGAAACTGCTTTTGATAAAGAACAAGAATTACATATTGGTGTACAGGCCATGAAAGAATTTGTGATGAAAATAAAAGATGGAGCCCGCATGAAAAAAGGATGGTTCTCCTATTTCAATGGTATCGTAAACAACTTGATGAACAAATATTATTTTGACCCCGAATTTGGTATGTGATATCTTCTTTTACACTTCAGGTACCACATATACCTTTGCATATACACTATGCTGCACAGCAAATTGTTCTAGCGTCTTTTGCCTATATGGTGTGATTGTAAAGAAGTGAACAATAGGAACTTTCCCGTTATATTTATTTTTATAATACAAGGTGAATTCACCATACTTATTCATTTTTTCGCTGTTCACATTCATCATTTGTGTACGATCTATTTCAACTGCGTTTAAAATCCCGTCACTATCACGGTACTTTACATCTGGAATAATCGTTCTCTTATTTTCATGCACTTTATAACGTATAGGGGCTTCTATCTGCCAATCGTCAGGACAAAATAGATGCAACCACGCTTCGTTCCTCATAAGGCTGTGTGCTAATCGAATGGTAGGTACAACCTTTTCTGTATCATCGAATAGCGCACGTCCTTGTTTATTGAGGTAATATACATGCTCTTTTTTATAAACGGTACTATTCACATATGGGCTCAAATCTTTTAGAATACGATTTGCATTCCGTATTCCTCCCATATCGTGAATGGCCATCAAATGTCTTCTTGTCGCAAATTTCAGCTTTCTAATCGAGGTCAAAATCATCATCTGACGATTCATTTTGATATGTGTCTGCATATGCATCTTTTTTCACCTCGTATTGTTTTAATACGTCCCACATTTGTTCATTTGAGATATAAGGGACTTGAACTTCTGTTAATCGATCTGTTTTAAAAAGCGCACGCCCCGGTATACTTTCAATCAATTCGAGACCAGTTTCATCGATGACAACTTGAGAAGCCGTTTGAGTTGGTAACCGAAATCCTAATTTTGCATCACTGTTTTGTTTGACTTGACGTGGTAAAGTATCGCCAGTAGGGTATTGCGTGCAAAAAATCAATCGAAATCCTAATGCTCCACCAATTCGCGCTATATGAGAAAGCATCTGTTGACAAGCTCCTAATAACTTTTGTTGTTCCCGATTCATACTTTTATCAGGACAAAGTTCTGCCCCTTCATCCACGATAATAAAGTAGCGTTCTCTTATATTTGTTTCCACCACATTGGTATAATGGTGTTCTTTCATAAAAAGCATTTTTTCTTCCATCTTTTTTAGAATCGCCCTTAATACCTGAAAAGCTTCCATTGGCTTTTCTGCAATCGACTCAATCTGTTTTACATTTTTGTATGGTCCGAACTCTAATCCTCCTTTTAAATCAATAATAAACAAGTGCGTATATTCTGCTTGTGCAGTAATAAGAGATGTCATCACATTCTTTAGAAATACAGTCTTTCCCATACGTGTTAAACCACCTAATGTCATATGTGGTGTTTTATCAAAATCGTGATAAATCAATTGTTCTAAACTTTGCCCGATTGGCACAAGCCATTTTCCAACTTTCATTAAATTTTTCGACCATTCCCACTTCTTCGGTATTTCTTGATCGAATACACGAATGTTCAATCTATAATTGTCATACTGAATTCGAACAGGTTTATTTAACCCTTCACTTACAACATCTTCAACCTTTCGAATAATTTTACTTGGCATACCAACAGGCAACTCATACACGTATGTTGTACTTCTATCATCATGAGTTCGTTTCTTAAATTTTGGATAATGAATCTTATCATCTTTTTTGATTGCAATTCCTGACACTTCAAAAAACACTTGTATCTTCTTTTTATCATCTATTTTCCTTTTAAACCGATCACTTACGAATGCAAAAGTTAAAGCTGTCATCGGGACCCATAGTAATTCCAACATAAACATTTCTCCTTTAGATATCCTATAAGGATATCATTGCACTTTATTGGAAGCGAACAGGACTAGCATTTTTGCTTGTGAGGTCTATTGTCCCTCTCTTCCACATCGTATTCCTTCATAGAAACATAACGAGAACGTAACGTAGAAGATATAAGAACGAGCCCGTAAGCGTTGTATACATAGTCATACGTGGAAGCCAATATGGAACACTCTTCCCCATTTTTTCAGCTACACTCATCGCAACTACAGACAAGCCTGTTGCCGTCCAAATAATAACGACTTCTCCTGCAAGTGTCATAGCCATTCCTCGGTCAATTCATCTTTCTCACGAAATTTAATCCCCGATTTGGTAGCTACAATCTGATACCGCTCCATTAAATCTTGCCAATTCAATATATCTTCCTCTTCTCCATATAAATCTTCTTCAATTACTTGTGATAAGCTGAAATATCCTTTGTACTCTTTGTTATCAAATACTTCATGGTTCCTCATGTGAGTAAGAATTGATTCCGTTTCTTTTCTAGATCTAGATTCGTTATACATGTGACGTAGTTCTTTTGATGAATATAAATAAGGCGTTGTATTGAGGTAACTATACTGAGAACGCATGTAACCCTCTCCTCTCTTGATATCTACAATGCCATACGGAAGTCCAAGTAGAATTCTTCGTGGGCTTCCGTATGGAAGTAATATAGGTATATGAACCAGAAGGAGGATTATTGCCTGTACACCTGAAATTTATTTTTTAAGAGGACAAAAATGATTTCACTAGAATATACATACTAGGAGGTGGAATAATGCTTCAAAGTAATTTAAAACAAATTGTAGATAAAAAAGGCTTGCGATATGGATTTATAGCGAAGAAAGTAGGTATAGCAAACTCAACAATGACTAATTTGCTGCAAGGCGGAACACCGACACTTTTAGTAGCAATTAGAATAGCTAAGGTTCTTGATATGCGTGTTGAAAATATTTGGATTGAAAAAAATAAGGAGGATACATAATGAAATTTAAGCTTCGTGTTATTTTATTTTTAGCGACTATTTTTTTAGCAATCATTACCTTTTTCGCATTGACTACTAGGGATGATAATAAAATATCTAAAGATGAATTTAAAAACATCCATCAAGGAATGTCTATCCAGGAAGTTCGAAAAATTATTGGCGGTGATGGAGAAGAAAATAAATTAACTGATACTATTACTGAAATTACATATAAATCAATTGACGGTATAACCAACGGAGAGGTTAAATTTTCATTTAAAGATGATAAATTATTTTCTATTGGAGATTTTGCCTACGCTTCATCTGAAAGTAAAACTTATCAATCTGATCAAAATCAAAACTCAAATAATTCCAATGAAAGTCTTTCCACAACAACACTTCCTACAAATAATAATTTAGAAAAAAGGATTAAGGATATTGTAAAATCGAGCATTGGTTCAAAATCATTAACAAATTTAGAAATCAACAAAAATATGGGGACAGCAACTGAAGATGATAAAATTGCTATACTTACTATCCACGCAAGTGATAACCTTACAGATAATATGTTTAAGCAAGGAATGTGGATGGACACACAAAAAATCTTAAAAGGTATAGCCAATGAAAAAGAAATAAGTGAGATTGCTTTCTTTTGGCAATTTGAAACAGTTGATCCATACGGTACTAAGAAAGTTGATAATGTGATGAAAATAATTTTTAATCGCGAAACAATTGATAAAATTAACTTTAGTAATTTTATCTTTGAAAATATCCCTAAAACAGCGACCACTTATTGGGAACACCCATCTTTAAAAAAAGAATAAATTCAAACAAAAATAAGAGCCGTCAAATGACGGCTTTTATTTTTTATAAAACTATTCTTTTGTAGAAAATCACTTCACATACACATAGGCTTCATTTGTTGTTACATAGTATGTTTTGCCTTTACTATTGTGAACTTTATATTGTGGTGAACCATTTACATTTACTTTTGCATCAATTGTAAATCCTAATCCTGCATCTACAGAACCAGCCACATCTTTATCCTGCCAAGATGGAGCATCATAGAATCGTAGGTTATTAACTTTAGAAACAACACGCTTACCTACAATAGAAGAATCCACTGTACTCTTTTTATTAAACTTCACATAAGATGGGTCGTTCTTAATCCACTGCTCTCCACCAAGATTTAACCAACCATCCTTTTCAGCCCATACAACATAAGATTCTGGTTTGTTTAATTGACGAATCTTAGAATAGCTTGTACCCGGTCCTTTTCGTAAGTTAACGTTGTAACCTTCAATATAAGCAATACCGTCTGTTACAGCTGTTGGTACTTCTGCTGGTTTAGATGGTTTTTCAGGTACAGAAACATCAACACTAGAATTGTTATAAGCTCGTTGTACATCAGCACGGAATTGAGCTTCTGATACGCCATGAGACTTTAAGTAATCAAGTGGATCTTCATGATCTGTTCCGCCAAGATATTTCGTCACATCGTAGTGAGTCCATAATCCTTTTTCCACAGATAAACCACGATCACGTAGGATTTTAGCAAGTAACTTCACATATTTATCATAACTGCGTTTGAATTTATCGTAATCTGCTGTTTCGCAAAGTTCAACATGTACAAAGCGTTTATTTGCTCCTGGTCCACCACCATAAGCAATATACTTTGTATCAGCAATTTGGATTGTTTCATTCCAGTCAACTGCATAGTGAACAAATGCGTTTCTCCATGTACGAGACTCATATTTTTGAATATTGATAGCTGGTGCTTCTGGAGTCGCCGTAGAATGAGCTACAACTCCCTCATAAGCGCCAACACCGTAACGATATGGCTGTTTAGGTAAATCTGGAATAATAAGTGTTCTATCAGCAAAAGCGCTTGTTGCAATGGATAAAACTAAAATAACCGCAAAGATTACAGAAGAAATATGTTTTAATGTCTTTTTCATTTTTCATCACCATTCCCCATGATTTTTTGTTTAATATCTGATACATCTTTTGAAAGTGAACCAAATGCTTTTGCCTGTTCTTCGATGACCGCTTGGTTTTTTTCAATCACTTTTTGGTACTGCTCTTCACGCTGCTCATTCTTTTTTTGCGTAGTAAAAAGCATCCACACGAATAACGCTGCGAATGCTCCTTGTTGAACCATTGAATTAAAAATTGCATCCTCCACTGTTCTCATCTCCTTTTTATCAATAAAAAAAGAAGCATACATATGCTGCAATATCTTCTTCACTTCTATCCTTCAGATAAGATTCCGTTGTAGAAATATCAGAATGATTAGCAAGCGATTTTAATTTTTCGAGTGGTACACCTTGCACCTTTAAATTATCTAATCTGCTATGCCGGAAACAGTGGGGATTGACTTTAAACTCTTTCCCTTCCTTTTCGTTCAGCATCTTAGCAAATATCTTGCACCAATAATTAAATACACTTTTGTTTAATTGTCTTCTCTCACCATTCTTATAAACTCGTACAAACAAATCCGGAATGGCATCCTTACCTCGTTGATCTATATATAAACGAATACATTTCTGTACTCGTGGATTGTAATATAATCTAAACTTCTTACCGCGCTTTCCTCTGACCACATTTGTATAATATTGTTCTGTCAGTCCTTCCTTCTGAACCTGGTAAACTTCATTTTTTCTCGCTGCACTGTAATAAGAAAGAGTTAAATACGTTGCCAACATATATTTCTCTTTTTCCAGTAATTCATCAATTAACCAATTAATTTGGTCATCATTAATAAATGTAATTTCTCTAATTGGATTCTTAGGTAAACCACGTACCCTTGAACCTACATTGAATTCATACTCATAGTCATCATCATCAGCGCAAAATTCAAGAGCTGAACGTAATGCGCTCATTAATCCATTCACACGTGCATTTGACATTCCCATCTCCTGAAAAATAATAGATAAATTTCGGATGTCTTTACGTGTTAACTCAGTCAGATTTTTATTTTCGAAGTGTTGATGTATTAGAAACAAAATAATTCGCAAATCCCAACCATATTGTTTTAAAGTGCTTGCCGCTTTCCCTTGTGCTTTCTTTTCAATAAGAAAATCTTTGACTAGGTTTTTGTTTTCTTGGCTAACATGCTTTTCATAAATTACTTGGTCTACTATTCGTTTCACACTGATCATCTCCTCAAAATAAAAAGAGAAGCGAAATCACTCCTCTTGATCTATGAATTGAATTGATTCAAAGCCGTATTTTATGCAAAATAAAAAACAGCTTATGGCTGCTCTGGTTTCTCATTTATTAATTGTTGTACTAATACCTTTAATTCATAAATTTCAGCTTTCATTGAAACTTTCTCAAGTTTTTCTGCTTCAAGTTGTTCTTTAAGAGTGTCAACTTCCTGCTTCCACATACCGTGGTCAAATTGAAGATTTTTAACTTTAAAGTCAACTTCTTGTATTGCTTGAATAGAAATTGCAACCGAGCTATAAAGTGTTACAGCGTCTTTCTGTGGTGTGGTGAATACATCGTCAGAGTCCTCCGCAATCATACCGTAATTAATTGGAAGTGTAATAGACTCCCCTGACTCGAAGCGTTCAACATCTCTTATAAAGTGATACTGTTTGATGTTTACAGAGTTGATTTTATCTAAAGCAGAGAATGGAAGGTCTTCTATGTCCGTTTTAAGCGTACGAGAAGAATTAGGGATAAATTCTTGCGCCCACATACGCCCTGAAGCAGATATATTTTCTTTAGCTCGCAGTGTTCTTAACTCTATATCTCGCCATCCATTACCATACACATCTTTAATTTGTAAATTCATATCATAGCCTGATACAAGACTCGCTCTTAGCATTAATCTTCCCATGTTTAAATCATGATCATTAACGCCATTGGCAAAGTATATACTGTTACCAGTACTTTTTCTATCAAAATGAAACTCACCATAGTCATTTTTAAAATAATGTGGCTCTGTGGTTGTCACTATAAACTTTCCGTATCCTGGAGCCCATCCCACTGAGTTAAAAACAATGTCATTCAAATTATCAAAGTATAATCTTCCAGCTGCATATGCATACAGATGTCCTCCGTCATTCTGCAATTGAATATATGATGACCATATATTGGTGCCTTCTGCATTTTCTCCTTTAGAAATCCCAAATTTCGCATACGCTTTAGAAGGTTGATCGACTCCATTAATTCGTGGCATGACTTGATAAATATAAAACGATCCTGTACCAGCGCATTTTCTATTATCAGAACCAAGGACTAATGAAGGTTGAATACTTCCATCATTTGCTTCCATAAATCCTATATAACCACGCGGCCTATCTGCGTCGAAAATCTTCATGTCTTGCTTATTTATTTCAACAAATCTGTTTCCACTTGTTTTAAGTGTTACCCCTTCTAAAACCTGTCCTTTAATATGATTCGCTGTAATAAAACCTACTAAGTTAATCCTGTTCGCATTCAAAGTAATGTTTTCTTTACTCATATTGAATGCTGCAATTACATCGTTCTCTTTTACAGATAGACTAACGCCGTTTTCAGTTAACTGAAGACGGGTTTCCATATCTCTTACATAAGAATCTTTTGCAAGTTGTCCATTTGCTTGCTCTATTGTGTATACTTCTTTCTTTTTTGCTGCGGCATTGATACCCTCTTCATTTATAGTGAAACGGTTGTCGACCATAGTCATTTTCTGATTAAATTGTTCCGTTGCAAGTTTATTAGCTAGTTCGCCCAGCAAATCTTGTTTATTTTTATCGACTGTTTGCTTCAACTCAGGTATCTTAAATCCAGCAACATAATTCTCTACTTGTTTAAGCTCAACTTTTGCACCGATTGCTGTTGCCTGTTGTTCAATTTTTGTATTTGCATCAGTAAGCTTTTTCCCTTGATCTGATACTACATTATTTAAATTGCCCACTGTGGAAGATAATCCAGTTGCTGTTTGCTCCACTGTAGTCATGCGCTTTTCGAATCCATCTTGACTATTCTTCACCTTAGATACAGTATTTGTTACACCATCCACACTTTTTTCAATCTCGGTTGTTTTTTTAGTGAATTCATCATTCGTTACTTGATTTTCTGGAGCTGGTGTCCAATCCTGTGGCTTATTACCTTTATATAAAGCTACCCATTCTACAATGGCTTTTGTAGTGTTACTTGGAAAGTTATATAGGCTCAACTTCCTTTCATTTCCACTCGTTACTGCTACAGCTTTAAAAGTTACATAGGTAACTCCATTCGCATAAACACTTGTTGCATATCCAACATTACTAGACCCACCATTCATCCAAATACCAAACTTTTGACTTGCAGGTACACTCCCTTTAATTACAAAAGTATATTCTTCACCTGCAACAAAATTTTCAGTTAGCGAAAATACATTGATTAAATAATCCGTTTTTTCGTATTTAGCATTTGAATCTAATAACAGATTACGTCCACCGGCTTTATCGCTATTAACCTTTGTTTCTACAGTTGTTAACTTTTCACTAATCTTTCCTGCTTGTTCTTTAACTTCAGTTGTGGTCTTCTTTAGATCATTAGTTGTTTGCTCCACTTCAGAAATAGTCTTCTTTGTACCTTCTACAGTTTGTTCGACCGTATTTAATTTATTGCTGATATCATTATCTTTTTTTGTTAACGATTCAATAGATGTTTTAAACCCATTAGAATCCTGTTCAAACTTAGTTACTTTTTTATCAATTTCACCTTGTTTATTTTCGATATTAGAAATTGTACGACTGACACCTTGTAAACCTTCCTGTACTTCATTGAATTGTCCTGTAGCTTGATTCTGTGCTTCTTGTGCCTTTTGGTTTAATTCTGCTTTTGTGGACTCAATATTTTTATTAACCTGCTCAAGTGTTTCTTTTTTAACGGATTCAACATCTGGCACAACCGATTCCCAAACTGTACCTGTCCATATTTTTAAAATGCCGGGCTTTCCGTTACTCATATCACGCCATAGCGTTTTATTAGGTTTAAGCCCTGTTGTTGGTGGATTCTTAGCTTCTATAATTTCAACAGTATTGTTTTTAATATTCTCTTGTACCTTTTCAGCAAGTGTTTTCGCTGCTTCTGATTCTTTCTTAGCGTTACTTGCTGTTTCATTCGCTTCTTTCACCAATTTATCTAGCTGATCCAGCATTTCTTGTTTCTCGCCGAATTTACTAAGGATTCGATTGTAAATTTTTCGTAATTCTTCGTTCGGATCAGTAATTTCACGATAATCACCAAACACATATTTATCTTGTGTAGGATCCGTAAAAGATTCATCACCGGCAATTACACGTGCTTCCAGGTATAACTTAGGTGTGAAGCCCGTATCTTTAATTCGGATCGTATCGCCCTCGTTAATGAGTTCATGTGCTAGTCCGAAAATACGTCCAATCGATTGTGCCTCTACTTCATACGAAACGGAAGAATTGACACGCTTTTTTAATTCTATTTCCATTAACGTCATTAAACGTTGTGGCGTCATATTTAACTCTTCTGTTTCTGGCGTATAAAAACCAAACTTATGCTTACCACGTTCGTTCCATCGTTGAAATGCATCATTATCTACAATATAAGGAAGTCCCCTGTTGATACTTTCGATGGTAATTACATTGTCGCCTTCACCTTTCACAAATCCAACTAACGCTGTACAAATATCTCTTGAATGTTCAATACGTGTAACACCTATCAAATCTTTACCCAACTCTATTTCTTTACCAGTATCTCGGCCACGCCTTTGAATCATATCGACATACCATCCAACTATTTGTGACCCTTGAACCTCAACGCGGTATTGAATTTCTAATTTGAACAAGGAAGCTATTTTCTTTAAAAAAGTTAACGGATCCATAAATTCATCAATGGTCATAGTATGAAAACCCGCATAATCTGTTTTCCCACGTTTCCATTTCATACCTACAAGAGCCATATCAATAAATTCGTTTACTGTTTTGCCTTCTATCCTTTGTGGTTTTATAATGCCTGATTTAGCAATTTGAACCCAAGCTCCTGAAGCATATGTGGTAATAGATCGTTTGGCTGAATTCTTCTCTGTTTCCGTAATAACATATGGTACGATTCTTCCATCACGTACTTCTTTTAGAACAAGATTTTGTTGTATATCATTATCTTTTTTCGTTAACGATTCAATAGAAGTTTTAAATCCATTGGAATCCTGTTCAAACTGAGTTACTTTCTTATCTCATGGGATCTGTAGGTACATGTTGCTGTTTTTTGATGTATTCCTTCATACGTTTAAATTCTTGTATAAATCGAATTTTTGTTTGCACTGCTTCTTTCGTGTTGTACCCAAAAACAACTAATGTAAATGCTTCTTCTGTTAAATTGTACTTGGGATATATTCGACCACGTTCATTTGTGTAAGTTGACTCCTCAAAATTTAGGAGTGAGAATTCTGCTCCTGCATAATCCATTTGAAGTTTAATATCTGATATAACATTATCGTGTCGTTTACCGAAAATCTCAGCAATTGTCAAACTATCCGTTACTACCTCACCATTACTTTCAAATACCAGTTCGTTTGCTACTGTTAATCCATCCATGTAAAGCCCTCCTAAATTTTAATAATGCTTGTCCAGTCCACCACCCTATGCACTTGGAATGATTCGTATTGAGTTCGTATGACGATGTACTAAATGTAATTCATCATCTACTTTCTTAAAGATTAGCCAATTATCAGGATTTAAATTATATGAATTGATATGTATCTTTTCTCTCTTGGTTGGTCTTTTACCATTTTTCATAAATGCTCCTCCCACCTTTTCTGTTTATTTTTCAAACAGCTCGTCCACTGTTGTTTTGAAGTATTTTGCTAGTTTCTGAGCTTCTTTTAGGGTGAAATCACTTTTACCGTGTTCCTTAGCAAAATATGTTCTCGGTGAAATATGGATTAAATTTGCAATTGTTTCTTGCGTCATACGTTGCTCTTTTCGAGCAATAAATAAGTTTTTGTGCATGGATATCATTCCTTTTCTAATTAAATTAGTTTTCAATCATAATCCAACATAAAGTTAACACTGTTAACATGTCAGTTAAAAAAAATCGATGAATAAATCATCCATTGGAATTTTAAAAACTTCCGACATCCCTAATAATTTTGAGGTTGTTGGCTGGATTTTTCCGTTTTCCATTAAATTAACTAAAGAATGACTACAGTTTAATAATTGAGCCAATTCCCTCTGTGAAAACCCCTTATTTTTTCTTAATAAAGACAGTTTCTTCCCATTAAATTTTTTCATTTTCGCCCTCCATCTGTTACCTGTGTTAACATCATACACTAAATATATTTTCTTTGTAAACCCTTTTTATCTTTTTTTTAATATCTTGTTCTTTAAAAAACATTGCTTTGTTATACTTTTTTAGTTATCATAATCAATAGAAAAGTTTAATTCAGTTAACCGGAGGGTGTTAGTAATGGTAACGTTAGGAGAGCGTATAAAGTCTATTCGTACGAAAAAGAACATATCACAAAAAGAACTAGCGGAAGCTTTAAATGTAAATAGGTCTGCGATTTCCTTATACGAAACCAATAGAAAGAGCCCTTCACGAGAGAACACTTATAAAATAGCTACTGTCTTAGGCGTCTCTATCGACTATTTATTGGGTATGCAAACCGACCTTTCACTTGAAACAGAAAAAATAAATTCGGAAACTGCTCATCTCATGAAACGTCTAGACAATATGCCGCAAGAAACAAAACAAAACATTATAAAATTAATTGATGATTTAATTAAAATACACGAAAAAAGCCATGATTAATTATTATTAATCATGGCTTTAATTTTACTAACTGCAAGTATGTATTCTTCATCCTCACTAAAAATTTGTTCTAACATTAACATCTTTTTAATTTTATCTTCAGTGTTTTCCTGTTTAATTTTTTTAACATTTATCTTGTTCATTTGTCTAATCTCTCCTATAAGTAATAATCTCATCACCCATTGTAAATTAGCACCTTTTTTATAATTTTATTACTAATTTTTATAGATGTCTCAAGACTAGCCAAAAAACAAAATGCTTTTTTTTAGCAAAATATATTGACAAATAAAAAAGGCCCACTTTTTCAACTTCACTAAGTGGGTCCATATAATTCAACCGCCTGGTCTAACATCCATATAATTAGTGTATTTATCCAAAACCTTTCCTTCTAATCCCTTATTAGGGACAAATGGCATCATCATTAAAGTTAACATCACTGAAAATATCAATATTCTCTTCTTCAACTTCATTCCCTCCCACTTCTTGTTTATAATCCATCATCCACTTAATTATAGCAGAATCTTCCCCTCTCTTATATAATTCTCTTGCGCTTAGACTGGAAAAAAAGTAATTGCCTTGAGTAAAGAATTGCTGAAGACATTTATGTAAGCTTTCATTAGACATATCTTGCATTGCCTTAAATAACACAATAAAGTCTTCCTTTTCTTTTTGATAAAAAACTTGAGCATATTTGTCGACGTCAGCCAATACACTAGCCGTCCCGTCTGTTTCCGCAGCATAATACATTTCTACCATTTTCATATTATAAAACGCCTCATTCTCGTAGCCCTGATCACCAATCCGTTTAGATAAATTATATGATTCTTTTACCATTGATAAACATTTCTGTTTATTTTCAAGTAAATAAGACATGCCAATTATATATGATGCATCTGAAATAGCTTTGATACCAACGTTTGCATTTTTAATAATAGAAGCATATTTTCTTGCCATATCTCTATTATTTGATCGTAGATGTACAGGTGCTAAGACTTCGTATACCTTATAAAAATAGCAATGCTGGAGAAAATCCTTACGTCCACCACTTAACTGTTTGAGTCTCTGCTCTATTTCTTTGCCAATCCCAATCATCATTGGAAACTCTTTAGAAAAATAGTAACCATAGCATTTCATAATGCTAATTAATATTCGCAAACAACAATCTGTAGGTTGTCGTAAGTTATTTATTTCTTCAATCAGTGATTCCCCATCAATCTGCCTTAGCATGTATTGATACAGTATTTCGTAAACATCCACAAACTCCTGAATACTTCCTTTATCTTTTCGATATTTTCCTATCAAACGTTTTAACAATTCAATATCCCTAGTAATCGAAGCGTACTCAAAGCTTTGTTTGATTAGTTCTGTTGTATCAACTTTCAAGCAGAAATCACGCATTATAGTTTTGTAGTTTTCATCCGGCAACGTTAATACTTGCGACAATTTCAAGAGACTACAAAAACTAATTGTCCCACTTTTTTTGAACTTAGACATATATTGAGGACTTACTCCAATAGCCTCAGCAACACTCCCATATGTTAGCTCAGGGCTATTGTCAATTAATTCACAAATTTCAAGGTGTAGCGGCTTCAAAGTATTCTTCCCTCCATCCGGTAACAT